CAAGGACATCATGGGACCGATGCTGCCTGTCAGTGCAGATGCAATCAAGTTCTTCGACAAGCGTGCAACACTTGAAACCATCGATCGCATTAGCGGTGTGTCTTCTGTGCAGCGTGGCGTTGAATACAAAACCAACACAACTAACCGTGCCATCGAATCCTATGAAAGTCAGATGCAATCTCGTGCAGATGACAAGATGGACATGATGGAAGAAGCGATCGGACGTGTGTTGTGGATGATTGCACAGATGTGTCTACAATTCATGGATGAGCAGGAAGTCACAGCCATCCTTGGTACTGTCACAGGCTGGCAGCGCATTGAGCCTAAAGACATTCCAATCATCTTCGCACCACGTGTCCTAGGGGGCTCTGCGCTCAAGCCTACATCACGTGCAAAGAAAGACCAAGCGTTGCAGATGTCGCAGATTCTCGGACAGTTTGCACGCGGTACACCCGCTGCGATCATTGTTGCATTGAAAGTGTTGCAGCAAGCGTTTGACGACGAACTGTCTATCGAAGCTGATGATTGGCAGATGATTATCGAAGGTGTCAAGGGTGCAATGCAAGCACAAGCTGCACCTTCTGGTAATGCGCCTGCACAAGGCGGTGGTGGCGGTGAACCTACTGAAGAAGTCGTTGCAGGTGTCGCACAAGTTGCTCGCTTCCTTGATGGACTGCCTGCTGAATTGAAACAACAGATTGGCGTGTTGCTCGCACGTCAAACGCCGATTGAGGAAATCTTCCGGCTAGTAGTCGAGCAGATGAGTACACCACAGTAACAACCTTCACACAAGGACGCTCCACATGAGCACAGAACCTACAGACCTCGACAAAGCCGTTGATAGTGTTTTCGACTTCGGTAATGATATGTCGGATACACCTGAGAACAATGATACGCAGCCTGCTGGTGATGATACACTAGAAGGCGCAGATACGCAGCAAGGTGCTGACACACAAGAAGGGGCAGAGCAGCTTGAGCCGCCGCTTACAGAACGTCCGCAGCGTGACGAACTTGGGCGCGTGCTTGACAAAGACGGTAACATCATTGCAGGTACGAAGACTGAGAAGGATTTGTTCTTCCAGCTTAATCGTACACGCGCTGCTGCTGTAAAGCTGAATGAGACAAATGCACGACTCGAAGGCGAGTTGAAAGCACTGCGCGATTATGCAGAGTTGCCTAAGAAGCTTGGACTCAGCACAGCAGAAGCAGAAGAATCACTGAAGTTTCGGGCACAGATCGAATCTGACCCGGTGACAGCCGTGCGAGAAATCGTTGCACGCGTGCTCGCAAACGGCTATACTATGCAGCAGTTGTTCGGAGAAGACGCTCCGGCAGCTATCAACGCAGCGATCATCAACCGCACTCTTGATGAACGACTGAAGCCGATCACAGACCGCTATCAGTCTGAGGAACGGGAACAACGCATTGCTAAAGCAGCCGAGGAAGACCTAAACGGTTTCCTTGAGAAGTTTCCAGATGCTGAGTTGCATGGTGAGTTGATTGCACGTGTTGTCGAACAGCACGGCCTCACGCCTGACGAAGCATACTACGAGTTGAAGCTAGGCGCTCAACAGCGTGGATTGGACTTCTCTAAACCACTGCTTCCGCAAATGCAGGCTGCACAGAAGCAGCGTTCTCAGCCGACACAACAGCGGCCTACACCTGGCGCACATCGTCAGGTCGCTTCTCAAACTGTGCAGCCCGCGCAGGACCAGAAGAAGCTTATCGACCCTAACACATCGTATAAAGACATTGTTGCTTTGGCGATGCGTGCGGGATGACAACAAACATTCTCACAAGGTGAAACATGCCAGTTCTTGCTAACGTCCTCTCCACAACAATGGAGAACTCGCGCCGCAAGCTCGTCGTTGCAGCAATGCAGTCGAATGCGCTGATGGCGTGGATGTTTGCGTCTAATCGAGTTGAGAAGGAAAGTGGTGGTTACAACATCACTAATCCGCTGCTCGTTGGCCGCAACCAGTACACAGGTACTTACGAGTACTATGATGGTATTCCATTGGGACAGACCAATGAGTTTACCAAGGTGGAATACACGTGGTCGCGTTTCGCGGGTACAGTTATCATCAGCAATCAGGAAGTCGATGAAAACAGCGGTGAAGCTGCTACAACGAAGCTGCTTGCTGGTAAGATGGAAGCTCTCGAACTCTCCATCAAGGAACGCTTCTCTGGTTATCTGTATGGTGCAGGTATCGGTAACGACCCACTCGGTCTTGCTGCGCTTATTCCTGATGATCCGACAGTTGGTACACTCGCTGGCATCAATCGTGCTGGCGAGATTCAGTGGCGTTCTTCATCGTATGACTTTGCTGGTGGACTCAATTCCACTAACATCGAAGAAGCGTATGATGATGTGCTGCTCGATCTGACACAGGGCGCTGAAAAGCCGAAGGTCATCATTGCAGGACGCAATCAGTACCGCATCTATCGTGCGGCTGCGCGTGACAAGACTGTTATCAATCTCAGTGAGAAGCAGTCTGGCAAGCGCATGGTTGATCTTGGATTCTCTGGTATCTCGCATCAGGGGACTCCGATCATCTATGATGAAAGCTGCCCGGTGAACAAGTCGTACTTCATCAACGATACCTACATGCGTATGCACATTCTCAAAGACAACAACATGAAGAATGTGAAGCTCACTGCGCCGTGGACCGTTGATGGCTTCGGTGAACGTACGATCTGGCAGGGACAGTTCTGTGTCTGGAAGCAGTATCGTACAAACGCTGTGGTGCTCGGATGAGTGATGACATTGACGAACTCCTGAGTGACGGTTCTCCTGTGCCGATGTCGTTTGCTGGCATCGCGCCTGTGAATACTCCTAAGCCAGCCTTCCGTCTTGTGAAGATGCTTCCTCGCAAGCGTACTGTTACGAAAGCGGTGAAGGAAGAAAGCGGCTTCGTGTTCAAGCAGGTTGAGGAAGAAGTTGAAGGCGGTTATATGCTGCATGCGTATAAGGGCCACAGCATCTTCATCGAAAGTCTTGCTGCACTGAAAGCACAAGGACTCGACAAATACGTTCCCATGTTGGCTGGTGCAGATCATGAAGAAGTGATGCGTGTGCCTGTTAATATGGTGACGACCAAAGCAACCAAGGCTGCATGAGGTAACACGCTATGCCTGCTAAGATTAATTCCGTGTGGCCTACATTCCGTGGCCCTAACTACTACGTTCCACTCCTTAAGCTTACTGCTGATGTGAGTGAAGACGGTGAAGTGCGTGTAGAGTTTGGTACACCGATTGCACTCAATGCAACTGGTATCCTTGCTGCACAGAGCATCGCAGTTGCCGGTAACACAAGCACATTTGCTGCTGCATATTCTCCTGCTGCTATGGGACGATATGGACGCAACGTGACAGTGGTTGCCTCTGGTGCGGCTACATCGACTGTTACTGTTCGTGGTTTCGACTATCTCGGACAGCCTCTTGTGGAGACTCTGACACTCAACGGTACAACTGCTGTGTTGGGTGTCAAAGCGTTCGTTGAAGTTACCAACGTCGCGTTTGGTGCTACTGCTGCTACCACAATCAACGTTGGTTGGGGTAACTCGCTAGGACTGCCTTATCGTGCCGCACTCAACACCAACTTTGGTGAGCGTGTGTCACTGGTTGCTCCCGGTACAGCAGGTACAATCGTTGTTGGTGCTCCGCTTGCAACTGTTCAGACTGCTATCACTGCTGATCCTCGTGGACTGTATCAGCCGCACTCTTCGGTTCTGCCGGACGGTGTGCGTACATATGATCTGCGGTACTATGCGGATGGTGACAGCCTGCATGGTGCTCGTCACTTCACGAACTGATCTAACTAACAAGGGCAGAGGCGCATTGTGCGTCTCTGCCTATCACTATGCGAGGGTGCTATGATTACACTTCGTGACCTAATGGACCTTTGCTACACACGTATGTCGATGCAAGATGGCATTGACGTACAGACGTACACAGAAGATCGTCTCAAAATGGCGATCAATCACCGATTCACTGCCCTATTCGATGAATACTGGTGGGAAGAATACACATATCATCAAGAGTTGTACACATTGGATGGTATGACAGGACAAGTTACTGCTGATTTGACTAACATCATTCGTAAGTATGCAGATATTCAAGGCATATTCAATCAATATAGCCTACACCCTCTGCCACGTGCTCCCAGCAACATTCGCATTGAGGACATCACAAATCCATGTGTTCAGGCTGTACCTAATCCTGCTAAAGTGTTCCGTATCTTGCCTGTCACAGAGACTGGTGATCTACGGATTACATATCGCAGACGCCCTGCACGGTTTACTGTTGATGAAGATGTCATTCTACTTGACGATGAGTTGATGATCCTTGGCAGTATCTGGGACATCATGGAAGATGACAGCACAAACCCCGGTGCCGCTGACAAGTTTCGTGCGATGTACATGGAGCGTAAGAAGCTACTCGAAGTGCAACGCTTCCAGATGACAAGCACAGGTACACCACGTCAGATATTCCCTACAAGGTGGTCATGACATGCGAACTCCGCGTCGGCGCCCAACAGGTAAGCTAAAGACAACAACACTCCGCGACTTCGGTGGCGGATTGAATGTTATTGACACTGAGTTGAATCTGACAAGTCGATACTCGCCAGTGTTCGATAACACAGTGCGATTCCCTGATGGATCGGCTGCACCGCGGTGGGGTTATGAGACATGGTGCAAGTTGCAACTTGGCACCGTGACTGCTGGTGTGTTTCCTGCTGGAGCAACGATTCAGACAGCTAACTTGTCTGAAGTTGTGCTTATCAACTGGACAGCGCATGGTATCACAGGACCGACAACAGAGCACATTCGTCTCACAGGCTTA